GTGGTACCTGTACCCCAGTCAAAAGACTGAATTTTAATTGGACGGGAGAAGAAATTCTCCAAATGGTCGTCAGTGGTGTCGGCCGTCTTAAACGTGGCATCTGGTTCAGATCCCACATTGTATGACCAATCAGCTTGCTGATCGGCGAATGTGACGACCTCGTGTTTTTGTTCTAAATTATTTTCATTTATTTGTACATTAAAACGTGAAGTAATCCTTTATATACAAGTCACAATGGTGGATCAACCAAAATGACAGTCTGCGGCGATTGTCGGAGCGGCTAACTCCTCCCCTAAATAGGGGTTCGGTACGAGAACCGGCCTATATGTGCAAAGCCTATAATATACATTCTAAGTTCGCGGCAGACGACTATATATACACTACGGTATCCATATACACACACCTATTTTTATAATCATGAGCGGATAGGTCCACTCAGAGGGATGCATAAAGATGCCCAATCTTAGGCAGCTGGAGCATAAATTCCATCTACGATCTCAATGCGACGTGATATATAACGGCATACGAATTCGTGTTCTGACATATCTGATACGTAATCATCAATATCTTCAGCACTAAAGTCGATAACACCATCATGAACCAATTGCATGAGATTATAAACAGACCATGGAAGAAGAAATGGGGGAGGTGAAATTGCCCCTCTTCGATAGGCTCCAGTCTGCGGGCGGTAATCAGGTTCTCTGAGAAGTTTGTAAATATATACACAAAATACAATACATAAAACACAGAATACGAAAAACTTCATGTAACCTGGATCACCGCAGTTGATGATTTGGAAGGAATCAACGACATTCCCATCCGCATCAATAATTGGCACCACATTCTCAACAAAACATTCTTGTGGTACGTATTCACCTGCTTGGTTTGTGTACTCATCCTGATCGGGAATCGGGTCTTCATCGTGGTCAATTCCACGAATATAACGGTCTTTCCAATGTTCAACACGATCAAAGTAAGTTTGATCCAGCATGGTACACATATGTGAGATTCCGGCCCTGTCGGCAACCTCACGCATTTGCTGACGACGCTTCTCATAGATTCCTTCTCCATGGTTGAACCATTCTCGAAGGGCACCATCGATATTGTCGGCAGCCAATTTTTCCTTGGTGTTAGCCTTAGATTTTAGGTTTGAATGCAAGCTCTTAAAGATAGACTCCTCATCCAACGCTCCCATGATACATCCGGTATGTACACAAAATACATTCTTCCTTTTCAGAAAGTCTGCATCTACATCACGCATGAATGCAGTGGGCGTGGATTCTTTGTCTGGCATTGTGAAAACCATGTCGTGCTTCTTAAAGAAATCAGCACAATACAAATGGTTAAAATCATCATTGCCTTTCTTCACTGAACCCTTGACATCATCACCATAAGTCATCAAGGCACAAATATCACGGAATTTAATGGTACTTTCCACTCCTCGCAAGTTATAAAAGGCACTGCGGAAGAGAAGAGAGTTAACTACTGAATTGATGTACACAGTTAGATTTTGTCCCGAAGGATTAGATCCAATGTGTTGAATCAAGTCACCATTGTAGGCCATCACAGGATAGCAAATGTCAGTAGCAATTCCAGTCATAATTGTAATGTCTCGGTCAGAATAACCGCAAATCTTAGCAATCTCAATGAGAATACGGAATGCGGAAAACATCACCTGAGCAGGCATTCGCAGATCATATTTTGAATAATCTCCGGCAAGGATCCTATCCTTTCCGTGCTTTCGCATATGTTCTGACAAATGACCCCAGTCAGGTCCTTGACAATTAACACCGACAGCACACTCCGATAGTGCGGGAAACAATGAAAGAATTCTGGCAATAGGCAAGAAATACTTACGAGTCATCATTTGCAACACAATAGGAGCGGCCTGGAACACACGCACCTTATCCTTTGACAATTTGGTTGGTTCGTCCTTCAAACAAGCTTTGAAAGCTGGGTAATAGCGCTCGCCATTAGCGTAACACTGTTCAGCTTTATCAAACTCTTCCCAAAACATATCATCCAGTTCAGCGGGGCAATTAAATCCCTCAAACATCTCTGGATCCAAATACGTTAAATGGGCTCGCTTCGGACCTGATAAAGGGTAACCAACGGACGTGTTAGGAGGCATCTTGTCTACGAATTTCTTTCCATCAATTCCGCAGACAGTCTCCATCTTAGTCAAAGGGCGTGTGCCATGCCTCAATGCATGATACTCTGACAACAATTTCTCAAAAGGTTCAAGGTAATCTTCACAAGCTCGAGCGAGCAAAGATCCCTCAATACCATGAGATGGTTGACAAGAGTGTTGCAATGAGGCATGCCAGGGATCTCCCTTACGGAATTTGGGAGGTCCCCATTTGTTGGCAACACCACAAACAGCTTCAACATGTTCTGAAATGCAAGAAGTAACTACATCCGAATAGTAGGATACTCTTCCAAGACATGTTCCAAAAACTTCAATGTTTGGGGTCTTACCTTCGAGGATGGGCAGACGTCGTAGTGGGGACTTTTCATGAATCTCGTTTGATGTCATAAACTGAACTCCATACTTCTCCGTTTCCATAGTTCCAGCACTGGCTGAAATTAGGACAGACGGTAGAGCAGAAAGTTTAGCAATGGCGGAATCGATATCATTACGTAAAATAGTGCCACCACAACCCTTAGGGGTACCCTCAATACCACCTAAGTGGAAAGCTGCAAAATATGGTGATTTAGTTTCACTGATAAGAGGTGACATACACATTCCAACACAAGTGTTAAAATTAAGTGTGTAGTAACCACCAGGAAAACTCATAAAACCATTTCTCGCTTCACAATGCTTAATTGCAGTTGGAGACGATTTAATAACACCCAAATCATCTTTCCAAATCAATTCAGCAGCATTGTGCTTTCCAGTGGGCATAACTTGTGGAAAGAAATCACGAAGATCACGCCAAGATCCTCCATTGGCAATCCATACCAACGAAGCATCCATGCCAGGAATGTCAACAGAATGTTTGCGAGAAACATAACTCTTAAAGTTACCACCAATCGACTTGCGATCGTGTCTAGTAAAGTCGCATAACATTTCGTCTTTCATCCAAGCATGTTTTGGCATCATCATTATATTAGAACAGATAAAGAAGGCATCTGTTCCATAAAACTTTCCATCTACTGTGGTACCCATAAA